AAATCTAAAGAAGTAAATCGTCCATCTATTCAACAGTTGCTCCGTGAAAAGGCAGTAGAAATGGCGTCAGATATTGATCAGTTCATAGACGATTATGATTACAAAAAAGCCACACTAAAGAGTTTTGATCCACTAAAACTTCTTCGTAAAGTAGAAGCAAAAGGCAATCATGCAAAACATATCAAAGATATGTATCAAGGAGAATATGACGAATTCAATCTACTATTGAATCCACCAAAGAGAATGTCAGACGAAAAAAAGTCAGACTATGAGCAATTAAAAGAAGGTTATAATCATCTTAAAAAAGACGAAGCAAAGCAAATGTTTTCTTTGTATCAAAGCATCATAGATGCATGTGATATGATTATACAAGAAAGCAAAGTAAACCGTACACCAAGAAAGAAGAAGCCGGTAAGCAAAGAAAAACTTGTCGCTAAAGTAAAGTATTGTAAGCAAGATGCAGCGTCTAAGAGTGTTAGTCAAAAGCCATTAGATTGCTTAGATGCACAAGCAGTTATAGTTTACAACACAAAAAATCGTAAACTTGGTATCTATTATCCAGCTGAACATCATAGTTTGTCTTTTAAAGGTACAACATTAATTGGTTTTGATGAAAAGAAAAGTGTTCAAAAAACAATGCGCAAACCCGCCGAACAAGTTCCATTTTTTAAGAAAGTAGGAAAGCGTTCATTGCAGAAAGAGTTTGACTCTATAAAGAGTGTAGAAACTAAAATGAATGGCCGCTTCAATGAACAAACACTGATACTTAGGGTTTTTTAATTTCTGATAAATACTGTATATTGGAGATTACTTATGCCAGCAAATCGTAATAAAATAAGAAATGACATAATCAAAGAAATCAGACTGTTACTTGGTGACGGTATGATTGATATTGAACTTGATCCTGAACATTATGATGTAGCAATAGATGTTGCTATTTCTAAAGTAAGACAGCGTAGTGAAAACGCAGTTGAAGAGGATTTTTATGCAATGGAACTTCAAGAGGATGTAGCAGAGTATACACTCCCAGAGGAAATCATTGAAGTAAAACAAATCTGGCATCGTTCATTTGGTCATGGTATTTCTGGTGGCGTAGATATGGATCCGTTTGAATTAGCATATGCTAACTCATACTTTTTTATGAACAATCATATAGGCGGAATTGCAACATTTGACTTTTTTGCTCAATATCGTGAAGCGTTGAACCGTGTTGCTGCAACAGATATTAATTATATTTGGAATCCAGTGACAAAGAAATTAAAACTACTACGCAGAATGAGAGCAGATGAAACAGTTTTAGTACATGTTCATTTGGAACGCAATGAAGAACAATTGATGGTAGACCCATATCTAAAGTCTTGGATTCGTGATTATGCACTTGCATATTGTAAGCGTATGTTAGGAGAAGCAAGAGGTAAGTTCTCAGCATTACCTGGCGCACAGGGTGGTGTAACACTTAACGGTGCTGAAATGAAAGCAGAAGCAGATGCTATGATTGAGAAACTAGAATTTGATCTACAAAACTTCACAGATGGTTCTGCACCACTAGGCTTTATCATAGGTTAATGGAATTTATACTTAAAGTAATAATCTCGGGTATACTCGTTGCGAGTGTAAGTATGATAGCACAAAGAAGTGCTACTATGGCTGCTTTGCTTATGGGAATACCATTCACTGCATTCTTAGCAATGTTCTTTATGTATTTCTCTGGTGTAGATGCAGAAACATTTTCTAAATTTTCTTTTGAAACTGTATATTTTGTCTTGACATCCTTGATATTTTTTGTTATATTCGGATTAACGATTAGTCATATCGGCTTTTGGTATTCTATGTTATTAGGTTCAGCCGTGACAATCATTCTGTATAACATCTTATTGAGGTTTTTATGATTATAGGAATATGTGGGTTAATAGGTTCAGGTAAAGGCACAGTAGCAGATATCTTAGTAGACTACCACGATTTTCAAAAGATTTCTTTCGCAGACAAACTAAAGGACGGCGTAGCACAAGTATTCGGCTGGGATCGTGCTATGTTAGAAGGTGATACTGACCGCAGTAGAATTTGGCGTGAAAAAGTAGATCAATTTTGGACAAAAGAAACAGGACGAGAGATTACACCTCGACTAGTTCTACAAGAGTTCGGAACAGATTGTATGCGTATGGGTTTCTACGACGGTATATGGGTCAGTCTAGTTAAGAAGCATATGATTGATAACCCTCATTATAACTATGTAATTCCTGATGTGCGTTTCCCTAATGAAATGACGATGATTAGAGAACTTGGCGGTGAAGTATGGCAAGTTCGTAGAGGAGAACAACCTGAATGGTGGAGTTCTGCAGTATTAGACAATACTACTGGATCTGAACTTATGTCAAATTATAATGTACATCCTTCTGAATGGAAATGGATTGATACTAATGACAAGTTTGAAAATATAATCTATAATGATTCAGATTTAGATACACTATATAGTCAAGTTGAACAAACATTGTCTATGTAGTTAATTCAAAACTGCTGTTTTTTCTGTTTTTTTCATAAATACTACTAGAAATTAATTATAATTCTTAACAAGGAGAAACAGAATGGCGACATTAGTATCCCCAGGCGTATCGGTAATCGTCACTGATGAATCACAATATGTATCAGCGACACAAGGTACCCTACCGCTAGTTGTAGTAGCAACAGCGTCAAACAAAACAGATGCTTCAGGATCATCTATTGCACCTGGTACACTTCCAGAAAATGCAGGCGTTGCTTATCTTGTTTCTTCACAGCGTGAACTAGTTGAAACATTTGGCGAACCAAAGTTTTATGAAGTAGGTGGTTCTGTTGTGCAAGGGGCAGAGACAAGTGAATATGGTCTTCTAGCAGCGTATCAATATCTAGGTGTTTCAAGCAATGCTTATGTTATTCGTGCAGATGTTGATTTATCACAATTAGAAGCAACAACTCAGGAACCAGCTGGTGTACTAGAAGATGGTACATACTGGCACGAAATCATAAATTCAAACTTTGGTTTATTTGAATTTAATGGAACTGATTGGGTAGCAACTGCTCCTGCAGTTCTATCAGATGCACCGGGTACAGGTCTTGTAGAACCAATGAACAGTTCAGGTTATGCAGCACCTCGTAATACTTACGGTTCAGCAGGTGACTTCGCAGTAGTTACATCAACATCAAAAATTACATACTGGAGAAAAGTAGGAACATCTTGGGTTCTACTAGGTGACACAGGATCACCCAATTTCTCATTCAGTGCGTTTGCACCAGCTACACCGGCAGCGGGTGATGTATATGTTCGTTTAACTAAGCAAGGTGGCGGACTAGACATTAAACTTTCTGCATACAATGCAACTGCTGGTATCTTCCAAGCATTACAAGTTCCAGTATACTCATCAGACGATGAAGCACATGCTGGTGCAGTAACAAATCAAGGTGATGTATATTTAATGAGAGATGCATCTCTTGGTTACATTGAACTTCGTAGACACACAGGTGCATCTACAGTTGAAATCACAAGTGATACTGCAATTGCAGATCCAACAAATATTACAACAGCGTTCACTCTAACTGGTGCAGGACTTTCAGCATCATTTAACTTTACAACTACTAACTTAGATTCAGTTGTAGTTTCACTACAGTCAAATGCAGCATTAAATGCAGCAAATGTAAAAGTAGAAAAAGTTGGCTCAAACAAAATCAGACTAATTAAAACTGATGGTAAAATGCTAACTCTAACATTTACAGTTGGTGCAGGTGACTTAGGATTTACATCTTCAAACACAATCATCAGTACTGCATATGAAACATTATCATATGAAGCAAGTTCAGCAGAACCTAGAGGTGCTATCGCAGAGGGAACTCTATGGTATAATGCAGACTTGAAAATGGAAATCATGCGTTGTGAATTTACAGGTGTAGAACAAGAGTGGGTTTCATATGCATGGTCAGAAGATGCAGATGGTATCTATGCAAACGAATTACAACTTCGTTCTGCAAAACCAACTAAGCGTAAAAATGGAACATCATCACTAGTAACAGGTGATATCTGGGTTGATACAGATGCAGCGGATTACCCAGTAATTTATCGCTGGAATGGCGCAGAGTGGGTTAAACTAGACAATGCAGACCAATCATCAACAAATGGTGTTGTATTCGGACATTACTCAGCGGATGCACCGTATGATGAATTCGGCAATGTAAACTCTCGTACAGAACATGAAAATGCACCAAATGCAGAACTGCACCCAGAAAATATCATCATGGTAAACATGGACTACTCAACATATAATGTTAAGCGTTATACAGATGGTAAGTGGGAATGGGTTTCAGGTTTAGAACTAGATGGCGCAGGTAAGTTCGGTGCGAATGCACAGCGTCACATGGTTGTAGAAGCAATGCAGGGTGCGCTATCAGGCAACGAAGGTATTCGTGCAGAAGCAGTATACTTTAACTTAATCGCAGCACCTGGTTATCCTGAAATGATGGATGAAATGCTAGGACTAAACAAAGACAAAAAAGAAATCGCATTTGTCGTTGGTGATACACCACTAAGATTAGAAGGCACAACAACAGCAATCAAAGCATGGGCAGATGATAATACAGTTGCAGATGCATATGCAGGCGTTTATTACCCACATGGTCTATCAACAGACTTATCAGGTAACGATGTTGTTATGCCAGCGTCATCAATTGCTCTGCGCACAATCGCATTCTCAGACCAAGTATCATTCCCATGGTTTGCTCCAGCGGGTCTAACAAGAGGTGTTGTAACAAATGCTTCACAAGTTGGTTATGTAAATGACGAAAACGAATTCGTAAGAGTTAGACTAACAGAAGGCCAGCGTGATGTAATGTACATGAACCGTATGAACCCAATCGCAGATATGCCAGGTACAGGTCTAGTAGTATTCGGTCAGAAAACAATGCAATCATTTGCATCTGCTATGGATCGCATCAATGTTGCAAGACTTGTTAACTACATGCGCTATAATCTGGATCAGTTATCTCGTGGTTTCTTATTTGAACAGAATGACAAAATCACCCGTGACAATATCAAAGATGCAGTAGAACGCTTCTGTGGCGGTCTAGTGAGTAATAGAGGTCTTTATGACTTCTTGGTTGTTTGTGATGAATCAAATAACACTCCTGCTCGTATTGATAGAAACGAATTATGGGTAGATATTGCAATTCAACCAGTTAAATCTGTTGAATTTATCTACATTCCGCTTCGTATTCGCAACACAGGCGAAGAACTATAATATAGTTCTACATTAAAAACAATAAAAACCCTGCTTCGGCGGGGTTTTTTATTAACTACAACTTTAATTATTAACTTTACTGATAAATACTTGTATAACTAATAGTTTGCAAACTATATTTTAGGAGACATAATTATGGCAAGAACATTAAGTAACTTTGGTGTGCCACTAGACAGCGGCGATGCAGTAACAGGCTCAGGTATTCTACAGCCTAAACTGAACTATCGTTTCCGTGTACAAGTTGCGGGTTTCGGTGGTCTTTCTACACCAACACAAGAATTCACAAGACAGGTAATGAATGTTACTCGTCCAAAAGTGTCACACGAATCAATCGTTGTTGACTCATATAACTCTCGTATGCACATGATGGGTAAGCATACTTGGGAACCAATCACAATCACATTGCGTGATGATGTAGCAAACTCATTAACAAAGCTAGTAGGTCGTCAAGTACAATCACAACTTGACCATAAAAATCAAACTGGTCCTCTAGCAGGTACTAACTATAAATTCTCAACATTAATTGAAACTTTAAATGGTAACTCTGGTGATCCAATTGAACAATGGCAACTAGAAGGTTGCTTTGTTACTAATGTTGATTACTCACAATCAGACTATGCAGTTTCAGATCCTGTAACTATTGCAATCACAATGCAATATGATAATGCTATCTTCACTGATGATGACATTATGCCAGGTCAAACATTCGTTAACGATTCAAGTCTACTAGGATAATTTAGGACCTAGCAGATGGCGGCGAGACAAAGTGAAAGAACTCCTGGCACAATATTAGCCGATAGTTCGCAAGCTAAAAAGAAGTATGGGTTTGGTGGTCCTAATGGATCACCAATCACATCAGCACCAAAAATGTCGGACATGTGGTTCGTTGAATTTACTGGTGCGGACGGCTTGAAAAAAGAACAACTTTCATCTTTTGCTAGGGCTGTATCGCCGGTATCAATGACGCCTGAAGTTTCATCAGTTGACAAATATGGAAAACGAGTTTACTTTCCTACATATATGAACTTCTCTGAGGTATCATTAAGTTTTTATGATAAAGTTG